ACTAGCCAGCCATTGTCTTGTAATTTGCAGGAGGTTATCCATGCTGTTGAATTTTCCATTTTATAGCTCCGCACTTAGGTAACAATAATCACCACTAAAAGAGTCCGTATGGTACAATTTTTTAGCATCACCACCTGCTCCAGAGTTATTAACTCTGAAACTTATGGCAGTTGGACTAGCACCACCTAAACCCATACTACTAATAGTGCCGCCTATAATTACTATCGACCCGCCCACCCAGCCACTGGAAAATGTTGCAGATGGAGTCGCCCTCATTTGTGGGAATGTAAAGAACCACCATTTTGCAGTTGCGCCATTATTTTCATTATATATACGCTCCTGAGTGGCTCCTGTGTAACGATAAAAATAGCGTTCACAAAGTCGTAACTCTTCACCATAGCTGCGGTGTTCAAAGTCTGTGGCGGTTGAGCCAACCTCAAGCTGTACTCCTGTTATGTTTAACGTACGGGAAGTGCTGTCAAAGAAGGATGTGTTTGAGGAACTAACTCTTGTATTGCTTGCTGAGGCTGACCATGTGTTACTTGTAAAAGTACCACTTGTCATTGTAGTACCAGCGTGAATCCATATAAACAAATACAGGGATAAAGCGTTGTCATCATTATAAGCACCTGTAGTATCAGGCACATAAGTTAATGTTATTCTATTCCAACTTGCAGTTACACTAAACGTCTGACCATTATGTCGGTTGTTGTCTGCATCATAAAACTCAGCAGTATAAGTTGCAGCAGCATTACCTTTTACATAAAACGATAACGTCATAGACTCTGCACTTGAAGTACCCTTCTTGAGTTGCTGTAAGTCTTGCCCTTCAAATTTATATATTAAATAAGATTGTTCACCAGCAGCAATGCTTGTATCTGCTGTGGTGCAATCTAATTTTAAAGAGTTAGCAAATCCAGCAGGGCCATCTGAATCTTGAGACATTGTTAAACGCCCGGCAGTACCACCCGTACCAAAAGCCCATCTGTCTAACAGATAAGTTGTTGCATCAGCACCTAGCCCTGCACTTGACGTACCTCTCTGTGCTACCTGCATACCACCATTGATAACCATGTTCTTACGACCAGATCTTACATTACCATCTAGGTCTGAAAATGTGCTATTACTTGTAACAGCGCCCGTCATAGTGCCGCCAGACTTAGCTAAACTTGCAGATGTTGCATTAGTTATCGTTATCTTCTTTGTGGTTCCACCATCATTCACCACCAACTCTTCCGCACCATCGGGGCTGGTGAGTGCTGTTAATTCGCTAATCTTTACGTCTGCCATAAATTACCCCTTAATTTCCATTAGTGTCATTGTCGAATAAACTCCACGCCCACCTAACCTAGCTGAACCTGACGAATCTGGACGCCTAAATGCCACCGTGTATGCCACGCTTGATGTGCTATTTGGTGAATCTAAATGACTTGCTGAAACCATTTGATCTGACGAGCTATTTGAACCGATAGCTCCATTTGAATAGCCAAAAGCTGACGTTTCATTTGCCCCCCCCTCTATACCAGCCGCTAAATTTGTCCCGCTTAAATTAGTATTTAAACCCGAACCTCTAAATGCTGTAACTGCAACTGCCGAAAATGTAGATGAGCCATAACTTTCACAATTAACATGGAATTCAACTAATATTTTATTAGAAGCACTAGACGGGGTAATTGATGCGGTTAGAGGGCTTCCAACCATACTTCCCGATGTTGTGTCTTGGTATGCTCCCCACGCTGTATTAATGACCTGTAAAACTGACCCAGATGGCATTTGGGAATCTGTCAAATTACCCACTGCCGTTGCCACGGCTGAATCGACTAATGTTTTAACAAATGCCGTTGTGGCCACGCTGGTATCATTGTCGCCACTGGCTGGTGTTGGCGCTGTTGGATTGCCTGTTAATGCCGGGCTGGCTAATGTCGCCAGGCCCAGGTTTGCGGCGTCTAATGCCCCCACTGTCACCCAGGCATTATTAGCACCATTGCGAATTTTCAAAAGTCCTGCGGAAGTATCTGCCCACTGTTGATATGAAAAAGTCGTGCTTGGTTCACTGCTTCCGCTGTTTTGACTGACCACTGCGTCTAGGACGTTGTTTAAATCTGTCCTGACGGCTGCCCCCGTCCCGTTTGCTATATCATAATCATGTTGAGCCATTATGCTGCTTCCTTTCCATATCCTACGGCCTGCCAGTTAATTGATCTGACAATACCTGCGTTAGATGAGTTAAAACATTGAACTGTAAAACCAGTTCTAGCCTTACTTGTGACCCTAAAGTAATCACCGCTGTTTGAATCGTTCATGGTGACGCCAACAACTGGGACCGCTTTAAAATTGCTTCCAAATGACACCGCTGTGCTGCTTGCAGACACCGATACATCGCTGGCTTTTTCTACTCGGTCGGGCATATCAACCGTCACCGAAAGGGCTGTAATTGCAATGTTATAATCTGAATCTGTATTGGTAACAATTACCCTAAACTCATAAGCCCTGGCGTGATAATCGCCAACCAAAAAGGGTGCCCAATCTGTCCAGGTTGGATTTGATGCCGGATTGTTTTGTGTTGTTCTAAGCTGCAAAACCGCTGTAATTGCGTCTGAACTTGCGCCGTCAAAATTGTTCCAGGTATCAACAAGAGCGGTTCGGTAATCAATCAAATCTGACGCGACAGTGACCGACGAACTTAAATTGGCAGTTAAACGGCTGGTATATGTTTCGCCAAGGTCCACGGAATTTGCAAAATAATATGACCCGCTGGATTCTATAATGCCAATATCACCAATTTCACGCGCTAATCTGTCGCCGTTTTCGGCAATTAAAAAGTCGCTGTTTTCGGATAATATATACCTGGGCGCGCCGTCCAGTTTTAAAATATTATTAACCACAATCATGTCGGTGCGAGTACCAGCAAAAGATGGGTTTTCCGTTGTTGTTACTACTGCATTAAAGTCGATAATGTTAGGCACCGTTGTAACTGCATATTTTGCATTGGTGCTAAATCGGCCACCTTCGTCCACGGCTTTGGCCATGTATGTGCCGGACAATAATGGAAGCACGGCAAAGGTTTGGCTTCCTGCAATCGCTTCGCCAATGTCTTGGCCATCTTCCCAGGTGGCATTTGAGGTTAACCGGCTGTGACGAATGCGAACATAACCACCATTAATCACGTCCAGGTCTGTAATTCGGGACCAGGTTAAATGGCATTGCCCATCCAGCGCACGAATGGAGAAGTTATTAACGTCACTAGGGACGGCCGTTAATCCTGATATTGTCTTGTTATTTAAATAGGCCCATTCCGATTTTGCGCCCATGGAGCTAATGGACCTGGCTCTAAAATCATATTGCCCTGGCGGTATATCATCAACATTGGCTTTTAATGCGCTGGTCGTTGCTATAAACGTATAAATCGACGCGCCATTGGCTTTATATTCGGCTTCATAATTAACCACAAACGCATCATTGGGCGCTGCCCAGGAAAAGATCGCCCTGCTTTGAGTACCCTTTGAATTGACCGTTATATATAATTCTTCTGATATGCCGGTCGGCAATGGCGACGCCACTAAAAACGGGTCGGGCAAATTGGTATCGGGCACGTTATCCGATTCGGTTTTAACAGACCACGGGTAAATTGAATCCTGGTGTTCTATTAATGATACCGCCACCGTGCCGTCTGGATTAAGCGTCAATTTTTGCAATCTAAAGGCTTTGGCGGTCCACCCTGGCGTCGAATTTGTGACGCTTACAATGTCTGATACAGAGCAATTTAAGGCTTCGCTTGTGCTGTTAAAAGTTACACTTAGCGCATTTCGAGAACGCTTTAAAGCAATCTCAGCAATGTCCTGGGCACTGTAAATATTCGTAGTGCATGAAAGGTCCATATTCTTGACCAACTCAATGCCGCCATCTTCTAATAAATATCCCGCCTCTTCTGCACTTCCAGCAATGGGGTATTCGATTTGATTTAACTGCCAGTTCGCCGATGGGTCCGGGAAGGTGGCAACGATTCTATTAAACTTGGTCTTTTTAGATTCGCTGCGAATTGATATGCCGCCAATAATGTGCGACTCGTCAAACGCAAATGTGGCGCTTCCCTGGTCCTCAATGACCAATCCATATTTGCCCTGGCTGTAAGGCATAATTCCGCGCATGGAGGATAGTATTACTTTCACGTTATTAATTAGGCTTTGGCCAGTATTTATGACCGCGTTACAAGTAAAAATCTTTTGGTTTGAACTGCCTGTATAAGATGTTACCAGGGCGTCGCATTTGTTAGCTGCCGTATTAAATAAAGTGTCGTCAATAAATGATGCTGCCAAGCCTTTGCCATAGCGTGAATTGGTCAAATAATCCCGCAAACACAAGGCCGGGTTTGAACTGTTGGCCACGCTTGCTGTGGCGCTGGTACGGCTGTCGTAAACCTTTTTACCCTGCACCACGGCATGGACGGTTGGAATGCTGCCAAACGCGTCCTGGTCCCACTTAAATCGTATCGCCAAATAAGCAACGCCACTTAGTTTGTGCGCGCTATTCCAGCCAATGTTTGCATTAACCAGGGTAGAATCTGCCGCCTGGCCATCTGTCCCGGTGTATTTATTAATCGTTAGTAAGCCAGAATATTTAGAATCCGTGCTTAAAATATCATTTATATACACATCACCAATGGAATGTATTTCGCCCTCGCTTAACGCCAGGACCATGTATAAATAAATATTATCTGTTCCGCTGCTACCAATAAAGACCCTGGTTCCACCGACTTTTCGCTGGCCATATATTACTGGCAAACTTGCAATATTTGACTGCTTATTGACCAATACCCCTTCATATTGCGCGGCCGCATTTGCTTGGTCGTCAAAGTCTGGAATATCCACAAACCAGGAAACCACGTCGCTGATTGCATCAACTGTCACATCGATAATTGACTGACCGACTTTGCCGATTGTGCCTATCGGGTCGCTGAAAAAATCGCTAAACCAACCCATTTATGCGCGCCCCCATTTCAAATCCTTTACGGTATTAGGTGCAAATTCAAATCCTAAATCACCAGGGAAGTAAATTTGCTGCGAAT